ATAGCTTTGATATTCTTGCCTTGCTCGTCTTTGATGGCGTTTTGGATGGCAAAACTTTTGTCTTTTGCTTTAATAGTTGCCTGATAATCAAGGTCTTTCTTTTCATTGTCAGCCCTCAAATCCTTTATAGTATTTTCAAGCTCTTCATTACCTTTTGCCTTTTTCTCTATCTCTTTTAACTGCTTCTTATACTCGTCAAGCTGTTCTTTCTGCTGTTTAACTTCTTCAAGTTTAGAATTGAATTTATCAATAGGCACGTACTTTCCTTCGTCAAGTTTTATTAGCTTCACATCACCAACTTTTGCTTTGACCTCATCTGTGTAAAGGTCACCAAGTAATTCTTTCAATACATTTGACATACTTCTAATCTCCTTTCGATAAGTTTTTTCGACAGGTTACCGTCCTGCTTTCGAAATGCTTCAGTTTTTAGCCTGAACTTTTAGCGGCCGTTATAAACAAAAAAAAGAGCGTCTCAAACCAAGATTTTACTCTTGATCAAAGACGCTCTAGGCGTTCTCAGACTTATTTAGTTTTTAGAAAATGTTTAGGCGATGGATTTTTGGGGTCGGTTCCCCGCCATCCACGACCTTGCCCTTATAATCGAGTCTAGCTCCCTATAAGTGACTTGGCTTTTTGCGCCTATAATTTACATAAAAATAATCAGCTAATTTAAACAATGCAATTTTAAATTGCCTCATATCGTAAAAAACAATAGTACCAGTTTTTCCATTGTATTCAACGGTACTACATATATAATTATCGTTATGTTCCATATTTTGTAAAAAGGGTAAAGTAATATCAGTTTCAATATTCATTATTGCAGATTTATATAATTCATGTTTTGCAATTTCATAATAATGATTCATATATGCGTGTACCCCTATTACTAATTATAACATACTTTTAACTATCCTGTCAATATTCCTCTTCGCCCATGCTATCCAGCAGCTTCTCGTCTATCTTAAATGATATGCCGACCTGCCCTGCCTTTGTTGACATCCTAAGCGTGCCGACATACTTGCCCTTGTAATAATAATGGGTATCGTCAGGGTCAAGTGCGGATGTAATCGCCTTGACATCACACTTATAATATACGATTTGTTTAGGATATTTAGGGTCAAGGATTGCCATGATTATTATTTGTTAATTATTTCAGATGGGAAGTATTTTTGCTCGATATCCCATGTTAAACTACTTCCATACATATTTTCTACTTCCCTAAACATCTTCTCAAATGCACTACCTCGCATAAGAAGGGTTATAACTTCGTCTAACCCACAATTAAAAATACGCAATGCCCTTTGTATTTCTTCGTTTTGTCCATTATAATTATAATTTTGTTGGTTTTTACAAAATTCTATTGCTTCTTCAGTATTCATTATTTCTCCTCCTTAATTAATATTATATACTAATCTCCCAGCGGATTCAAGTAAGCATATTCATTCTTTTCCCGCCATTCATCAAAGGTCATATCTTCCGGTACTTCCACCCACTCATCACCGACTTTAGCGGCTCTCGTGCCTTTGTGGCTTTGACCCATTTCTGGTATAGTCGAGCATCTGCACAGTGGATGGATCGGCGGGTAATTCTCACCAACCGAAGCATCAGACATCTTAAATACCTGCCCGTCAAGCTGTTCACATATTGGACAGGTAGTTTCTTCCATTGTTGCTAAAAATTGATATTTATCTATATCAGCTTCATTATAACCATCAAGATGAGCCTGATTCATAAAATGGCTCGTTTCGGTCTTGACTAATACCCCAGCCTGCCTATACGATACATCCATCTTATCAGCTAAATTCTTAATCATCTTATCGTATGGTTGACCCTGCACCAACCCTTGTGTCATTGTCTGCTTCAGGTTGCGGTATAGCTTGTCTTTATTATCCCAAAGTCTATCTGAGAAGTCTGCACCACTCCAGGGATAAGCCAGAATTTTTGCCAGTGCGTTACTATTGAGCGGCGTAAAGGTAAACTCCATGCCGCCCTTGCCTAAATCGAATATGCTATTATAAAACTCATCTTGATAGGTATTGCCGAATAATACCTTCATTTCTTTATTCTGCTTTAGCCATAACTTTGTCAGGTTAGGGTCTATATTAGTCATTAGTTGCTTTACATAAGCAGCCCGATAGACACCCTTGCCAGTTTTCATATATTTGGCATAGATTAAAGCCATCTCTTTTTGCAGTTGGTTATAATTAGTGACATAGGCCTTGTGTATCGCTTTCGATACATTATCAGCATTTTGCCAGTATTTAGTTGACCGCAAGGCTGTCCGCTTCTGCCAGTAAGTATTAAATTCGGGTTGGTTCATTTAGACACCTTTCTAATTTTAACAATAAAATTATCGCCCATAACTTGATGTAATCCAGTAGATAATCTATCAGTTTCTTTTTCCGTAAGACCATAATGGTTATACATGCCATCTATTGCATGCATAATTTCATGATAAACAGTCCTTTCAATGTCTGTTTTTGATCGTAATTTTCTCTTACTTTCCTTTTTGGGTTGAAAATATTTACATACTCTTATTTTTTGAGTGATAAAATCGCATTGACCTAATATCCCTTCTTTATTGAGATATTTGTCATCATAAAATGTTTTATGGTAATGTCCGGCTACCTTTAATTTTTTACCAATTATATCTAATATTGACATCTTACCCCCTTCATTTTATGAATATAAATAATATTATTGACATCGCAAATATACTAAAATAGCCGATTATCAGTTGCCAGAACATCTATTCTCCCTCTTCTTCGTTTTGATTATTATCGTTCCCCGGTAAATTCTGATTATTATTCCCATTCCTCACACTCCCGCCATAAGCGTCTACCTCAGCCTTTTCCTCTTTTTCCATCTGCTCTATTTCGGCCTTAGCATCCTCAACGAATGGGTTATTAGCGACTGCAGTTGCCTTTGACATAAACGGAGCCATTAATACGACATTCTCGCATAGCTCTTTGGTGTTGTAGATAGTTGATTTGTTTATAACAAAGCCAAAATCTTTATAATCATAGCCCAGTTTTTTGACTCGGTTAACATACTCACACACAAACCAGGTCAAATCTTCAAAGGCCTTCTTTAGCTTTCGGATAAGTGTATTAGCTTTCATATCAAGGCCGGTAAACAATATTTTTAAGGCTACTCCACTGGTATTATCGACCAGTTTATTTAGGTCAACACCCTGGCCAATCGAATATATTTTATTATCAAGTAATTCTAACATCACCTTCCGAGCCTCGACCGGTATCTCCAGCCGTTCAGGTTCAGCCCCTGCATGCTCATCAGCTTCAAGTTTAATAGCTTTAAAAGTAATGAGGTTCTTCATAAACTCGCCTAAGTCAGTTCCTTCATAGCCTTTTAATACCCAAATAGCGGTCTGTATATCATGGATATCGTTTAAGAAGCCGCTTGTAACAGCGTCATAGGCGTCAATATACCGCTTAATCGGCTCTAAATCTGTGGTCTGTTTGCTGTTGTTATAGAGCAATATAAACGGCACTTTACCCCAGCCTAAACCAGATTTCTTGTTTTTATTAGTCGTGTTATAGGTTAAGAAATGGGGAGCCGGGTTCGGGTTATAATTCACATCAATTTCATAATCGCCTTTTTCATTCTGCAGGTAATAGGTGACATCAACAGCGGTCCACCACTCCGCAGCGTAACGGGTCTCGGCTTCCTTAGAATTTTTGTTGAAAACCTGTACTTCATAATAGCGAATCACTTGGTTTATCTGCTTTTCGTGGTTGGTGTCATAGATGGGGATAATCTGCTCACTTGGTACAATCTCATACTTAAACAGGCCCTCGGTGTCGATAAAGCAATGCACGGTTTCCCATGCCTTGTTACTCGCCCCGACTATCCAGTCATTCACGGTGTCCTCAAAGTTCTCGCCCAGCACTTCATTGATGTTTTCGGTCATCTCATCTTTTACCGTTTCGGCTTTGGTTTTGTCTTTGACCTCTAACACAACAGGATTACCGACAATATACGAGGCCTTTTGGTCAACTAATAGCTTTTGAAAGTTGTTGGTTACATGCCGATTGCTTTTCATGGTGTCGATATATTCTACGCTGTCAACCGTGTATTTACGGAAGTCCTCATCTAATATATCAGGCTCATTACCGTAATAGTCGACCCCTTCAGCCATTTTGGCCTTGACGGGACTTTCAAGGTCAGCCTCGATTAAATTCTTTAACACTTCCTCCTTAGTAAAAGCACCTGATTCTATTTTCTGAAGGGACTCGTTAATCATATAAACAACACTTCCTTTAATTTACTTTAAAAAACTAATCGCCGGACGACATACATCTTCTTTTAGCCCTGTTACTGTATCTGGTCCATCGTCATGCAAATTGTCTCCCGCTTTCATATAACTTGTAAGGTTAATCATAAAGCGGTCATATTCCGAACCTGCCTTGTAATCACTTCTAAACACAAAGTACTCTTTTATATATGCAGCGGCCATGAGTATGCGGGTTTCCTTATTCCTTGTCGTCACCTTTGTTTTGACTAAGCATCTTGAACCCTCGTCAGTCAGTATCCGCTTAACGCCCCTCGCAAAAGACTTGCCCCCGAAATTGCTTTCAATCGTGGTTACCTCAACGTGCCAGTCGATTAACTGCTGTGCCAGTTTAGGCTCGGTGATCTCCGTTCCTTCCTGCGTAAATATCACATCAACAATATAAACCCTATCGCCATATATAAAGGCAACTACAGAGCAAAAGTAGTCAGTTCCCTCGTCTGCCGTGTCTACCCTGCCTCGTATACCGTCAGGTGGCTTAACTGCCCCCGTTTCTTTGTTGGCCAGCAACTCATCTATGCTAAACCGCTTCAACTGCTCTATCGGTAACAATATCCCTTCGGCCTCAATGGGGTTCTGCTGCCATTCGGCTTGCCAAATCATCTCGTCAGTCATGGCCTTCATTTCAAGCAGTTCTTTGGCAGTCTTTACATCATCGCAAAAACTATTGCCGTTCTCATCAAGCGCCGGGATAACGATTTTCTTACCGCCATTGGCCTCGTCAAAAAAGCCCTGTGCTTCTAACCGGCCGAATATATCCCGCCTGCTCCACCTAGTATTAATAAATATTTCCGGACAACCGCTTTCCAGCCTTGACTTGTGAGTCGAGGTATACCATTTCCATTTTTTCTCTAATACTGGCTCGCTTAATGCTTCGTCTACATTCTTAATCGAATCATCTATTATAGCTGCCAGATTACAGCCCTTGCCGAGTATCGTACCGCCTACACCAGCACAGAAATAGGAGTTTTTATCGGCTGTTGTTACTGCCCAGTTATCGATGCGGTGCTTATCTTTGCTTAATATCATATTCGGGAATATCTGCTTATATTTGTCACTACCGGCAATCCAACCCCTGATATCATAACTAAAATCTTCGGCAAGCGTGGCCGAACAGCTGTTACGCATAATACAGCCAGTCGGTTTATTGCCTAACTCCCATGCACACCACAAAGAAATAATATAGCTTTTCCCGGTCCGTGGCGGATCACAAATGCCCAAGTGCTTTATCTTGCCATCGGATATTTCTTGCAATGCTTCGGCTTGTGGCTTTAATATCTTCTGCCGCCTGGTGAAAAATGGCCTGTCCATGTGTAGACAGAAACGCCAAAAAATTCGCCTGCATAAAACTATATAGGCACGGTCACGAATATAATCAATCTCATTTTTCTGCATTAGCTTTTATGCTCAATTTAGCTAATTTCTGTAAATCTTTTATATCTAACTGTGCTAATTTCTTATCGAGTTCGCTGTTGACTTCGAGTGAACCTTTGACATTTAAGTCAATATCTTTCTTTTCGGTGGGGTATTTATTTTTTAGCTTATAGGCCATATCAAGGTATTTATGACGTGTTGGGTAATCTTCAACGTCTATAAATTCAACATTTTTTGAGGTTGCGTCTGGCAAGTCTGGGGAATTAGGCTGTGCTTCTTTTGGCTTCATAGGAATAACAGATACAACCTTAGTGGCTTCAAGCCCTTCGTTAAGTTTTTGGTTAAGATAGGCATCAGTCGTTCCCATCATCTCTAAAATCTCTGAAATGGATAAGTCAACTTTTGTCAACATACGATATCCTAATTCCTTAGCTGATTCTCTTGTACAATTAGAGTTTATCGATAGATAGGCTTCAGTTGCATTGCCACTATTATCTATATATGCTTTTATAAATTTGCGTTCTCTAAGTGTCCGCTTGATACTCAATTATTTCACCTCAAAAAAAATAGCCACCTAACAGGCTTTCGCCTATCAAATGGCTCTCTAGGAACTCTACGTTTATTCAATTTTTAAATTTGCTTAATATTGCTGGATTCGAACCCAACATTTCCTTTGGCCAAGGCGTTTTACCTTAAACTAAATATTAAGCAAATATTATATTTTTAAAAACACTCCTATATTAATTATATCACACTTTATATTATCGTGTCAAAAATATCTATACGCTCCATGATATCCATGTCATCTTCTAATAGCGGTATATACCCACAACGCCGTGATCCCCATTGCTGCAGTCTATGCCGCTTAAAGTATCGGTTATTGACTTTGGTATTATATCGCCTCTTTCGCTTTAATTCTTTCGAGTATTCGTTTTCTATTGCCACTTGATAGCCCCCTTTCATAAAATAAACACTTATGTCACTTATTAGAAATGATATTCTGGCTATCAAGTAGCTCTACAAATACTTAGTTATATTTATTTAAGGCTATCGAGTGGCTCTATATTTTCTACCCATGCCTTTAGATTTATCTTTTTTAGTCTCCTGACAATTGTAATTGTTTCATAATCATATTCTTTGTCTAAACTTACATTTTTCTCATAATTGTATTTTACGATTTCACTCCCTTTCATGACCCTAAGCTGTTGTAGTAAGAATTGTTTATCAACATCATTAAATTCATTTATAATTTCTTTATCATTTGCCTTTGGCATCATTCCCCTCCTTTATTTCTATCCAACATTTCATATCCCCTATACATATTTCCTTTTCTCCACTAATAACAGCATATAACTTTCCATCTATATATTCTAATCCATCACAATAATATATCTTTACTTTCTCGCCCTTTTTACGTTTGACTAATCTAATATCTCTCGGTTTATTTAATAAATTCATTCCTTCACCCTCACTATCACCTTTTCCTCTATCTCGCAGGTGATTTCAATAAAATTCTTACACTTCGGACACTTGGTCACTATTACCTTTGGCTTGCCGTATATGTCAAAGCCGGGTGACCCTGCAAAAAATTTATGATTGCAGGGTCGCCCGTCCTTCATAGTTCCAACACATCTAACTTCAATCTCGTTATCTTTTATAATATCACCTCCTGCGTGATTAGTCACTTACTTACTCACCATATCATCTAACCTAAAATCGGTCAGCATACTTCTCGGTATGCCCTCTGCCCTGCCGATTGCCCTTTTGATCCTCATTTTATCCTCGATGGCCTCCCTTGCAAATTGCTGATTGGAATTATCATCTAAAAAATTATTGATATACTCCAGTAGGTTTCGGGCGGTCCTTGTGGGTACGTTTAGAGTTATCATCACCTTAACCCCCTTTATTTAATGTTTGTTCATGTTAACGCAAACTCTAACTGCCAATGGCTCAAATCGGTCACCTCCCCTCTATCTTATCTTGGGTACATTTAG